GTGCAACAAGTATTAGACTCTCTTAGTGGAGAAAGGTTTACTGAGAGATTGAATACATCTGTAGCATGCGTGGGGACTATATATGGCAGTGAACAGGCGGTAATTCATTCAGAGAGAAATCATTCGTACTTTGGTATGAATAAAAGGTATTTAACTACGGATGGTATGCCGAATGAGACAGCCATAATCAAGAGGCTTAAGGAGTTGAATATAGTACAGGAGGTGAAAGAGGCCAGGCTAGGTCGACTGTACAATTCAGTCTTCACTCGTGACTTCTATGATAATGCATCTTTGTTATTGTATGTATTACACACCCAGATGTATTTGTACAGATTCTGGTCAGGGAACAAAGTTTATACCCATACTATACCTATAGCTTACAATGATGTGGCAGGTATCTTGGAAGGGACGGTAGGTCAGGCCACCAACGCGTTCCGAGAGTATATATCACATCACCCACAAGGTGTAGGTCTAGGAAAAGGGGATGTTGAAGTGTCCGAATTTGTAAGAACGTTGATGACTTGGGTTGATGAAGTCACTGAATCTATTGAAAGGGAAAGAGATGACGCATTAAAGGCTCAACTTGCAGCTAGTGCCAAGTATGACTGGACTATCAAAGTATGGAAAATGTATTCCTACAATGACGGCCATTCTCGTAGCGGTAATACGTTCGGCAATGTGTTTGGATTTAGAAAAAATATGTTTAAGAAACCAGGCAAAATGTTCACATATAGGACGTCATCCAGGCAATGTATAGTGAGTTTTGATCCGGCAGCACATATAAACGACGGTGCTGCTGACGGGTATGGTAATAATGATTACTTCATAAACTGCACTTCTCTAACAGTTAAAGAAGTATCTATACTGAGCCAAATACTGAATGGGGTAACTAGGCAAACCCCATTTTTGGCTGACCAGACCGTAGACCTGGTTGAAGATCTGGTCAATGTCACGAGCCTTGGGCCTATTAACTATAGTCCCAACAACTTTGAGTACACAGGTAGGGACTTGCATCAGCTCTTGATCAAATTGATTAATTCGCATAGATGGCACGAGGATTATTTGACCGCCACAAGAGCGGCAAAGTATTGGTTAGCACAGCCAGCCACCGAAACTGTGGAGTCACATTGGTGGTTACACCAGGAGAGACGACTGATATTGCCTAAACTAGGTCTCAAGAGGGCATGTTTTCACTTTTTGATTCAAGATGAAGGTGTGTGCACCACACAACAAGCAATTGATATAGTGACGAAGCTTAAACTTAATGATGATAGGTTCACAATTGAGTCACTGTTGATGAACACATACTGGTATTGGGGTGAGTTTATGTACGTGCATAACAAGCTATCCCAGGCCAAGCTACAACAGTCATTGCGTGGTTTTAAGATAATGGATTTAGAAGAGCGTATTAGGGCAGACGGGTTAGTATCGGCTATGATAGGGAAGAAGATAGATTTGCCTATACACACTTGTGTTCGCACAGAGTGGGCCGTGCAATTAGAAGAGAAGTATAATATAATTGTACCTTTTGGTACTATAAACTTCAACTCGATAGCTGATTATGGCTATCGTAGGAATGCTGACGAGAACTATATACTAGATACACTCGTCACACCCGGGTGCAGCGCTGCCATAATAGGTATGAGTGGCACACTGATGGCAGGTACACCCT